GGTCATATTTACATCGTTTTTTGACTTACCAGCAGCCTTAAACTCTAAGCTTTCCTCGTATGTGTCAGAATATGGGCTTTTTAATTTAACTGGCTTACCAGATCCATTAGAGTTAAAACTCATGCCATTTCCTGACTGAGACCTCTCAACAATACGATCAATAATAGCCTGTCCTAAAGCTTCTTTAAGGGCATCCTTTCCCCTAAAATCAATCCCAAACTCTTCTTTAAGATTGATCTTCTGGCTCACTTTGTTTTTCTTGAATGTCGGTGCCGCCATTAATGCCTCCCATGCCAAGTAAATCAGATCCAATTGAAAACTTCTCTGCCCTCTCTTTTTTCTCTTTATCTATTCTCTCAATAACTTGTATGGCAGCATCCTCGTCAACTTCTCTGATCTCCATAATAGTCTCAACTCTAGACGCAAGGTCCTTATCCAGTAAGAAAACCGCACTCTCTTCAATCTCTTTTTTAGTTTGAATCAACTGTGGCTGAGCATATTTAATATTAAAACTCACATCGTCACTAATGTTGGCCCGTTTAAGGTCATCAATCAGGTCAAATTCTGAGCCATTTACGCCTTGCATCCTGTTAGACCATCTCTTGAAAATATCAAACTGCTCACCTTCTGCATCTCTAAAATTCTCAACGTCCTGCTGAGAAGCCTCAAAGCGTTCAATCATTGACAGTAGCTGCTGTATACCAGAGTTAGGATTGCTTGCGTCAACTTGGCTGCCCACTGTAGAAGTATCAAGGCCTTCTGATGACAAGAAGATTCTGAGTGTTGTCTCTAGTACATTAAGAGCACCATCTAGATCTGCATTAGGAGTAACAAACTCAAACTTAGGATCCTTAGCATCTGGGTTAGGATCCTGCTTAAGCCATAAAACATTTTGTGGACCTACCACCATAAATTCAGGCTTATTCTCACTAGTGATCACAGCCTGTGCATACGACTGCAGTCTTGAGATATTAGAAATATCACTTAAGCACACTCCAAACTCAATAGCAAAATCCGTAACATTGCTACTAAAGCGCCTAAAGAACTCATTATCTTTTTGGTTAGCTATATCTACAAAAGGCAGCTTACCAATGGGATTTGTTATGTCCTCACCTTCCTCACCAACTATCTCACCAAGACCATTCATTTCAAAGTGCAAATCGTCAGTCCAGACTATATATCTCTCTGCAAGAGACTTATAATCATCAGCTTCTGCGTATGATTGGTTAGTATCGTCTGGCTCAATTCCTGTTGCTCTACTTCTCAACTTATCAGTGCCATCAGGCCTTTTTAGCTGACTTAACTCTCTCCACTTATCATGTACATGCAGAATATAGCCAAGTGCTTTCTCTGGGTTATTAGGATCTGGTATTACATCATAATTGTGAGGTAGTAATGGGCGCATCTGGATGATGCCTTCTTTAGGGATAATCTGCATTATAATCTGGTCATTATAAAGCTTATAATATTCATTCGCTAATCGCATTTTAAAATCTGCCCTTGCGTGCCTGTATATAGCGTCCAGCTGCTCTATTTCTGCATCAGTTGCGTCACCAAAAATTCTATCTGGATGCTTTTTGTAAATGCTAGACTGCTCACCTATTATTCTTTTAGAGATATTAATGGATAAAACTTTACGCATCTGCAGAACAGCTGCAGAGTCAAACTCTCTCTCTAGCTTTTCCATTATGTATTGGGACTGCCTACCATTGAAGATCTCAAACCTTGAAAGGCTCTCGTCTTTTCTCTCTTTGTTACTCTCTGTTTTTGTCTCACCTATTAATCGTTTTCTTTGCGACTGCTCCATTAAGTCTAAAGACTTTGCCATTACCTATCTCCTTGGTAGCATCCTGATCTCACTCGGACTTACTCTGTCATCCCTAAAATTTACAAAAAAGTATCTAATCATATCACATGCATCATCATCAAGCTTAACTGGATTTTCATTTAGTATAATACCATCCTTTTCTGCATATCTGTATTGACGCAGTCCATCTATAGACTTCGCACAATTTCTAGACACATAAAATTTTGTCTGCCCTTTTCCGTTTTTAATATAGCGCCTTACAATTGGTATTCCAAACTGCACTACTGTTTTCCTGTACTTAAACCCAATATTTTTATCTTTAAAAAACATTATATTAGATCTGCCAGTCTGCTCACGTTCTTGATTTCCTGATATATCGCAACAATAACCAGATATTTTATAAGGCTTAGCCATGATCTGCTTATAGAGATTATCTAACAAAAGCTTGCTGCTTATGATCTCATCAAACAAATATACAATGTCTTTTTTGGCATCATATTGAAAAAAACCAACTGCCATTGGATGTGCCCAACCCCAGTCAATACTTACATAAGTAGGCAGATCTGGATTGTACACGTAGTTATCCATGATGTTATCTTCACTAAAATCTGCGTATACAGCATTAATTGGTATTGTATCCCATTCAATCTCAAACATTGACCTATAAGTTTGAGGATCCAGAGCATCCCTCATTGTGTCTAGCTCGTCTTTAGGGAAATAAGGGTTATCTTCTGTTTTCCACTCCCAAATCTTGGCACCAGGAAACGGGCTTTCTTTAAATGTTCTATACAGCCAATGAGATTTAGGGTTTATAAGTTGAGGCCCCAGAGATCCATCAATAGTTATAGTTCCCCTTGTGTCTGATGTCCTGGCTAGTGCCTCTAAAAATGCGTATTCTTTCATTTGAAAGGCCTCTGTCATATGTATGTGACTAAGCTTTAAGCCCTCCATTCTCTCAATTTTCTCCGCACTAATGCCATATAAAATGGTGTTGCTTTTCTTAAAATAAAATATATCTGGACGCTTAGTGAAGTGGCCTTCTGACGCCTTTGCAAACATCCTAAACTTAGGCCAGACAAGCCTTGTTAGCATATCTTGTGTAGGCGCAATCATTGCCATGGCATAAGGATCTCTTCCGTTATTTACATATCCTGGCTGATTGTTGCCTTTTATTATGCTCTCAACATAACATGCCTCTGACTTTCCTGATCTCTTGGCAGCAAATGCACATTTAATTCTGTTTTCTTTGTCTTTTATTATTTGTGATTGCTGTTTAAAGGCATGAAAATCCATTAATCACCAAGATACACATTTAAAACTGCCGACTCGTCACCATCCTCAACAACGCCAGTATCTTTGTCCGCTTGCCTCGCTTGAAATGCAGATCCATAAGCCATACTAGATTTTAGTATGATCTTCATAGCCTCTAACCTCAACTTAGGATCAGGATCTTTAAGCATCAACAATGTCTCTTGAACAGCCTCTGCAACTTGCTCATCACTAAAGCCACCGTTTTGTCTAATGCGCTTTTTCTCTAACTCTTCCTGCTGTCTTTTAATTTTTTCTTGTGAAATATATCTTTGAAGATCCATATCACATCTATGCACATCTAAAGTCTTGTCTGGGAACTGAACTTTCCACTCAAATTCTGTCAGTTTTGCATTAAGGCTTAAGTCTATAAATCTTTTTTGATCTTCTGTAAAGCTATCCATGACTTTGGTATTGTATCACATTAATTCTTTTTTTTGCAATTTCACAATACTCAGCCTCTCTCTCTATGCCTATGAATGAAAAGCCCTCTTTTTTACACGCTATCCCTGTGGTGCCTGAACCTGTGAAGGGATCAAGCACAGTGCCATTTGGAGGTGTTACAAGTCTCACTAGGTATTGCATTAGTTTGACTGGTTTAACTGTGGGGTGATGGTTTTGTGCGCTGGGCTCATTTGGTCTTTTGTTTGTTGCAATTCCATTTTCATACCTGGCGCTAGAGTTTTGTTGCTTAGATGTACATTTCTTTTCCTTTATACCTTCTAACCCAGCATTACGCTCACGCTTTGAGGCTTTAGCTACATAGAAGAAACGAGAGGCTCCGCCTTTGTCTTTGTGACCTCGCTCTGTTTTTATCCCTAACATTTTACCATGAGTCCGTCCATTGCCTGTATTAGTATCGTTACTAGGCGGCCTAACATTACTGCTACTTATCCCACTCTGCTCATCAAGCGCCCGCGCTGCATCCTCATCTAGTATTATATTTGCAGGAAAGCGGCCTTTGGTGGTGTCAGGTCTATTTGTTTCTTTTCCTTTTATATTTTCGCCTGGTTTAAAATTATTTCGTATAACTTTACCTTGCGGCGTAGCGCTTGCTCTGTCTGCCTCGGATTTATGCGAAACCCTACTAGCATCAATATTAAGCCCACCCACTCCCCACTTTAAAACATTATCAACTATGGTTTTTTCACTTAAAGGTTTACGGGCTAAGACTATGGGCTCATTGGCGGGTTTTAGGGCTGTGCCGTAGCCGTCCCAAGTTTTAGCTTGATCTGTGGCTGGGGCGGTTTCTAAATTTGGTCCCCTGGGCTTGCCCTCGCTCATCATTCCAGAGCGTCCAGACTGAGCACCGCCATTGTAAGTTTGTCCATCGGGATATTTTTTTAATCCAATAACCTCACGCTCAACCCCCAACTTCTTATCAATAGCCTTACTAATATTATGCGACTTCGGAAACCCACTCCCATAAAGCCATTGTATCTGGTCTCTTATTTCAAACCCTGCGTCCTCAATATTTACGACCATGCGATGATAAGTCCGAGTGCCTCCGAAAGATAACAAATGGCCGCCTGGTTTAAGCACTCTTAAGACTTCTTTCCATAATTCTATTGAGGGTACATCATAATCCCAGTGCTTATTCATAAAGCTAAGACCATAAGGAGGGTCAGTTACTACGCTATCTACTGAGTTATCATCCAATGTTTTAAGTACATTTAAGCTACATCCATGCTCAATGCGTGTCTCCATAGTGCTCCTCAAGTATCTGACCATCTACCTGCTTAAAGTCAGGATCTTCTACATAGAGCAAAAGAATTTCCTTAAAATCCTCTGGTGTCAATGGAATGGCACTTTGGACAGTGAGCGTTATCTCTTTATTATCATCATTCATGCGAATCATGAAACGAATATCACCTGGATCTAGCTTATCATCACTCATCTTTTAATAATCCTTTTCTTTAATATAAGTTTCTTTGGTATTAACATTGTACAAGATGCAGTCTTGTTTCTTGGATCTACATTTAAAGCCATCACATACATATCTTTAGTTTCTTTAATGATAAAACCAATGGAGTATATCCGCTCTAACTTATCAGGCAACTTATCCCACTCCTCCCATGCATCATGAGACTCTGGATCTTCCCATTCTAAATAGACAATTTTTTTATCCACTCTACAATCCTTCGTAAGTGTTTTATAAAGTCTTCCTGACTTCTGTTTGATTTTAAATAATTACACTTCTTACAGCATGGTACGCAGTTTGATTCTATATAACCGACAGAGCTATTAACTCTGTCTATTCCATTGTATATATAAGCTGACCTTGCCCACTTAGAGTATTTACATTTATTTGATGGTGGCTCACCACAGTAGAAACAATGCTGCTGAGTTATATTTCTGAAAAACTCTTTGCTTATTTTAAACTCTAGTTTTTTATTTTTAGCAGAATGATAATAGTTATTATAAACTGAATTTAAAGAGCTTTCCGTTGGATCTTTAAGAGCATTGCCTGGAGTTCTGCATCTTGCCCTCATTGCTGCAGTTGATCCTCTCATGCAACCACAAGACTTAAGCCTTTTACTTCTTATGCTCCTATCAAGCGCTAAGAATTCCTTGCCACAATAGCATTTATATTTTGAAAGGTAAGTCCCGTCCCTATACTTTTCTTTTGTTTTTTCTATGTATATTAAATCCATGGTATTTTCTTATTCCATTTTCCATTTTTAAGCAATATCATCGGTATAAAATAAGGCACACCATAAAGGATAACACCTGTGCCTAGTGTTGGTTTTTTTCTGGCCTTCTTGGCGTAGTCAAATGCATATTGATTGATGTCTATTAAGCATCCTGTATTCATGCCCCATATAGGACCAGCTTCTCTTGTTATGTGGCTAATCCCGCCATAGGTATGCTGATGTCCGATTGATGTTGACATGCCGTTTTGAATAGCAGCATTTAAAGCTGCGTTAGGCCCTGATACATTTTCTCCATGCTCAAATATAATGTTGTCTATTTTCCACTTATGTCTCCACTCAACACCTTTAGGCGCTTGCATAAAGTCACTGATCTCTCTTAAGAACGCTCTTGGTATTCCTGCTGCCATTGCTTTATTAAAAATGCGCCATGTGTGATTAGATATACATATCTTCTGCTCTGGGAATAGATCCCACAGTTCTTTTAAGTGCATTAAGCTTACTGTGTATTCCATACCTGCTGACATAGCATCGGGACTGCTTATGTATTTACTAAGCTTGTACTGATCAACCTCATCACCCTGGTTAATACATAAAGACTTTTTACTGTTTATCCAAAAGCGTTTTTTAATAGCGAGTAAAAATTCAAATGAATCTGGATGGTGAAAAGGGATCTGTAAGTCCGATATGCAGATAATGGATTCATATTTCACACACTTATCAAAGCACCTAATTTGTGGTTTATATAACCTAATTTGTGGTTTCTAGACTTTGGTGTGTTGACATATTGATTCTGCTATTATGCGATAAGACTAATGATTAGATTTAAAAGCCCTGAGCATAAGTTGTGGTGGATGATCATCACCCAAAGTCTATTTGATCTGCAGTCAGCAGTGATGCGTGCAGAGCTACCAAAGAAAACCAAATATACACTTTATGAATCATGTACTTTAAGGGATGTTCTTATAGATGTGCATAACCCATGGATGCAAGAAATATGTGGCAATGCAGGGATTGATTATATGAAGTACTTAGATGTTGTGGAAAAGATTGTGCATAAGAAGATTAGCATAGGTCAGTTTACTGATGGCAGGGGTAGGTTCAACAAGACTTTTTAGCAGCATCTAGGGCTTTTCTTCTTAGCGCATTTAGCCCTCTAACTCTTTTAGCTCTTTTTCTTTTCTTAGGCTCTGCAACTGCTACCTCTGCAAGTAGCTCCATTGCACCAGCTAGGTCACCGCTTGCATGCAGCTCTCTCCATTCTTGATACCAGTCAGGAAACTGGCTTAGGTCCACTTGCCTTTCATCATGCTCAATAAGCTTGCCGTTTTGATCTTCTCTTCTTTTTAAATATTTCACTCGTCCCTCAAAAAGAAACCCCACTAGTTTCAAGGCGGTAACAAAGAGACTAGTGGGGCTATAACCATACAACTAAAGAGATTACTCCCTTAAATGAAGTATAGTATTATCAAAAATAAAGTCAACATCCAATAATACGCTCGTAATGAGCTTCCCATGCGCTCTGAACATCTGCTAATAAATCACCCTTTTCAAAGTATTCTGTAATCTCAGGCTCAGACCACTCATAAAGAGCCCTAAGATGGCCAGAACACCAATTAGGGCCGTCCACCAAAAAATCAAAACCCTCTCTGGTCTCGACCAACATTAAATAAAATATAGATTTATTGATTGTTCTTTTTTTAACTATCATTGTTTACCGCCTTTGTTATATATTCTTAGTTCAGTTTTTAAAAACTCATATTCTTTCTTCATGCAATCCAGGTTAAGCTCAAGGTCATTTATTTGTTGCTTTGCAAAATTGCTTATTTCTTTTCTGCTGTCGTTAACTCTTAATTGTTCGGACCAGAATATTTCTTCTTTTAATTTTTTTTCTATTTTTTTGATTTCATTTCTTCTGAGCTTTAGAACTGGATTCATTTGTTACCGCCTTTTAAATTTCTTGATTCTGTTCTTAAATAAGATCTTACAGCTGCTATTTTTTCATACTTTCCACGGCTCATAGGATAACTATCTATTAGCTCCTGTAGCGCCTTAACAGCATTATCTAGTGACTTTATTCTTTTTTCTTTACTAATTACGCCTTTCTCTAATCCCTCGACCATGTTTTCACCGATTAATTGATAAACCATGTTCATGCAAATCTTCTTTCCGTTTGCATAGTAATGGTTGTTTGCCTTGCACGTGAGACTAAGCTTGGCCCATTCGCCAGTCTTGGTATTTCTCATCATTGGAACTTTTTTTGACATTAAGTAGTTTAGAGTATTTTGTGACATTGGTTACCGCCTTTGTTGAAACCACAATAACAGAACAAACCAACTTATCAACATTTATTTCATGAAATGTAACTATTTCTTTTAAGTGACGTTTTTTGTCACTATTGATGGGCAGAGCATCTCCCAATTCTCATTCTCTTCTTTGGTTATTTTAATAGTTTGAGGCTCATAAAATATAACAAAAGGCTCGCCATGCTTATTCTCATTCCACCAGAGGACTTTAAGCTTTGTATATTCTGGACCTACATAACTCACGCTTAGTACCTGAATAAACACATCTAAAAATCTTTTGTGTTTCCAATAGCCTTTAATAAACATCAATCCCACACATAACCTATCTTAAGATCCTTGGGCCAATGCCAATCAGTAACAGCATTACAAGTTTTTATCTCTTCACATACTGAGCATTTCTGACTTGAACAGGTGTTAGGTCCAGTTGATTTAGCGCCATGTTTTTTGGCACAATCAAAACAGATAAAATAACCATCTTTAAGTTTTTGTTTTAGGCTTTTCATTTCTTATCCTCTAAATAATCTAACCACATATCACCAATAAAATGCGGCCTCCAATATCCGTTATTGTGTGACGTATCTTTCCAATAAGAAAGCAACTCCTTTTTAACAAGACCTTTATTTAAGACAACGAATGCTAAATAAGAAAGCGGCGTAGGTAGTCTTTCTTTACTAAAGGCCAAGAGCAAGAGCAATTGGTTTGGCTCACGAGGGGAGAGGTTGAAGCTCATTACATTTAGGAATAGAAATAGATCGAAGATCAATAATAAGGGATAAAAATAAAGAGCCCTGAATCCCCTAATGTATATCGACCAAAAGTTTGGGCCAGTAATGTCTGGCAGCTTCCAAGGTGTGTCCTTAACTCCGTTCCTTCTGGTGTTAGTTGTAAATAGTAAGCCGCGTTTTAAGTGGGCTTTGAAAAACTGCCATGCTTCTTGTTTGTAAGCACATAAAAATAACATGATAATAAAAGGGATGCTTTGATCCCTACTAGCCCTATCCCAGTCTCCATACCATTTGATACTCTCACAATGCCTTCTTATATTCCCATTATAATGTTGAATCCTGTGTATAAAGTCATCTCTATATCTTTTGTTATCGCTGCTTCTACTAGTGAACTGCTTTTCATAAAGCTCATACAGACAGTAATAATGCCCCATATAGAACGCACTGTCTCCACCATCCCTAGTGTCACCAGTTACTATCATCCCAAATTCATCTACATATTCTTTAGGTATCTGCATCACTCTCACCTTTCAGATGCTCTTGCCAGCGGGTTATTGATTCTCTGATATTTTGCAAATGATTATTATAAAACTCATCAGCATGGTCGTCGTATGCATAAATCATGGCTCCTTTTGATTTACCAAGTGCCTCAGCTAACCGCTTCGCTTCCTCTAGGAGCTGGTCGTATTTATCAGCCTTATCCGCTAACCCATCGTAAGTTCTTAAAGGAGAGTTGTTAATCTCACGTGCTTTTAACTTGCAGTATCTTTTTAATAAGTCTTCTTTTTCCTCTAGGAGCTGGTCGTAGGAATTGCGATCAACTGCTTCTACAAAACCTTTTTTATCCTCAGGCACCAAAGTATCCATTCCGAACTTTTGTATTATATTTTCATGTATCCAAAACTCTCTTAACTTAGGCCCTGTCATTTCTCACCTCGGTATTCTTTCAACAACTTCTGGGCCATCCTTATTGGTACGGGATCATCTGCGCTGTCTCCAATGGAATAGTCTGTAAGTATAGTTTCTAAAGCACGATACGCTATAGCCAGTTTTGCCTTTAACTCGTCTATTTCTTTCTGGCGCTCGGTGTAGGCCCACTTAACACCTGCAACAAAACCATCCTTGCAAACAGAGCGCTGTGCAGTTACCCACTTGTTATTCACATAGTTCAAGCAAGCTACATCTCTTTTCCACTTAAATTGCTCGTCCATTATTGCTCCTCAGACTTACTGTCTTCACCTTTTTGTAAGTGAACAGGAGCGCCAATGTCTTTATCTAACCCTAGCTCATTGGCCAGCTGCTTAATTTCACACGAAGTCTCTGAATTAAGAATACCATCCACCATTAACAATACGTGTCTAGAAAGCTCTATAAGATTATAGGCCGCGCTGTTTTCTTCCTTCATCTCCTCAATATTTATGTTTGTCTGGCCCAAAGTCCTTAATGCGCTCCCAGAGTGCGAGAAAGCCCTCAGAATTGATTTTGCTATCTCCTCTATGGCCTCGGTAGGGCTGGCTATTTTATAGCCCACAGAGCGCTTGTTGTGGATCATGAGGCCATGTTGTGACAAAAGCTTCTTTTTAAGCAGATTGACAATGTATCTTGCCGCTTCTGGCTCTAATGGCTCACCATCAACGTCCTCAAGAAAATTAGAAAGGTCCTTGTGGTTTATATACAAACCAGGACTTTCCTCACTGGCCCTTGTAAACATATGCTCAACTGTTTCTATCTGGCCATTTGGCGAGTCTAGAGCCCATCTCATTAAAAAACTATAGGGAACTAATAGATCTTCTCTTTTCATGCAGTCCACTCCTTTTGATGAAATCAAGCTAACATACCGCTTGATGAAATCAACAAATTATTTATTATTAACATTTGCTAAATAAAATAAATTTTAAAGGAAAACATACAGATTGACAGATAAAAGTGCCCCTACACAGCATATAATATGTTTTTATTTATTTATTATTTAGTTATAAAGAACATCTGTCTGTAATAATAAAATAAATAACCTAATTTCAATAACTTAAATCCTTTCAGATCAATGACAGATGCACAGATAAAGCCAAATAATGGTTTAAATTCTGTGGATTACGTAATGCGTCGATTTGCACCGCACCGTCACATATCCACGATTATTATCCTTAGATACCTTTGCATCTGTGTTTTTTATACATATCTGTTTGGCTAATCTGCGTCCGAACTCAGTCTTTCCAACGGGCCTAACGCTATCAAAAGCACAGTCATTTTTGTACGCCATGTAAAGGTTTTTAACAGCGCAGAAGTCGCTTTTATCTCCTGTGAATTTTATGTATTCTTTAAACCATCTTATAACTGAATCAGTTTCTTCTATATATTCTTCAAATATGTCTTTAGAGGCTTTTGATTGAATAAACTTGAATTTACGCTCTCTGAGCATTTCTAGGCCTAAAAGAGCGAAATTTAAGATCCCAGACATCTCTTTATTTAGCTTATTTTGGATGTCAGTGTCTCGATCCTCTGGTTTTATGAACTTTTTGAATGGAATAATGATTAAACGCTCTCTATTTCCAACAGAAGCGTCTTGAAATGATGGAAATTTGTTTGCAGCGAAGAAAAGTCGTGCTTTTACCCTTAAATCGTATTCATCTTTGCCTTTATGGGCAGCAGAAACGGATCCGCCTGAAACAATGTTCTTAAAAGCTTCTGGATCTATCTTATAAGGGCTTTCTTCTACTATATTGGCTAATTTTCCATCTAATCGGACCATAGAAAATGGTTTATCAAGGTTTTTCATGGAAACTGATGATTTGTTATCGTATCCGATCAGCTCGACTAGTGTATCAAGCCAAGTGGACTTGCCGTTTCTGCCTTCTCCAAAGAGCATGAAGGCTTTGTGTGAAACTGGGGTTCCTCCCATTAAGGTGTAGCCAAAACACTCTGCAGTGAGCTTTACAAGCTCTTGATCGCCTTCAAAAACATAGTCTAAGAACTTCATAAACTCTGGACATTCAGCTGCTGGATCATAATTATGATTTAGGCATGATTTGAAGTAATATTTTGGGCTATGAGGCGATAGTTCACCAGTTTTAAGGTCTAAAATTCCGTTTTTTAAGTTTATAAACCCTTCTGGCGGATGAAAATCATCATGCTCTAAGAAACAATTGGCTAGTGTGGTTTTGTTAAACTTCCCAACGTTTTCTGGCTTGACTTCCCTGTTTGTGAGATCAAAGCACAGCTTATCAAGTTCAATTTTACCTACGTACTTGTATTTTTTTCCGTCATATCTATACACAAACTTGTCATTAGCTATCATGTGAATTTCATCTCGTATATAGTCTGCATATCCGTTATAGTCAGGCACAAAAACCTGTCTTTCTCCTACGTACTTCATTGTGTGAAAGCCTAATTTTTTTGTCGGGTATAGTTTTGCTAAATCTTTTTCTTTTTGTTCTGTTTCGCTTAGGTTTTCTGAAATTGCGTTTAATACTTCTCTTGGCGATCTGCCAGATGACAATAGTTCTTCTATAATATTGTTCACGTAGTCCCCTCTAAATGAAATTTAAAATTAAGATTTTATATTTGACAAATAAACGCCAATGCAGTCAATATAAAAGCGCTGTGACATTGTTACAGCTTCAAACAGTCTTATGTAGTCCACTTAAGCCGTTTAGGGGCCAGACGTAAAAATCTGGTCCTTTTTTTTTATTGTTGACTGGGTTTAAGTAATATCCTAAAACAAAAGTCTATAAAGGACTACAGATGAAAGACAAATCAGGCCAAAAGGTCATATTTCATTACTTTACTACACTGATTTTTAAATCTATTTTTATATTTTTAAGCTCTTTGCTGCAGATATATATAGGACTATTAATTTTAGAAAAGTTTAACTTTATAGACAATGTTATTAAATAAAACCATTAACCTAAGGAGATAAAATGGAATTAATGATGTCAATAGCCTTACTGTGCTCTATGCAATGGCCCCCAGCTTATCAGTTGGATTGCCAACAATATTATATAGAGTGTGTTGATAAGGTAGAAAAGAATATAGAGACGCCACTTATAGATGAAGATGAAAAGCAGGGCATTGCTTTAAAAGTCTGTGTTAAAACAGCAACAATAAGAAATGAAAAGATTTCTAATTAATTATTTGACTAAGTAACGTAATTTGATAAATTTATTTAACTAAAACAAAGGACTACATATGGCATTGCCTAAAGAAAAATCAAAAAAAGAGAAAAACTATTTAAAAAAGAGATATTTGGTTTACGGTGAGCCAAAAATAGGGAAATCAACTATTTTATCTCGCCTTGGTGACGAAAATCATAAAATATTGTTTTTTACGACCGAGAAAGGTCATGATTTTCTTGAAATCTTTAAGTGGCAGACTAAAGAAGGTAAGGATCCAACAAATTGGATGGATTTTAAGAAGTGTGTATTAGAAATGACAACAGAGAAGCATGATTTCTCTGCAATTTGCATAGACACTACAGATAACTTGTTTAAGTGGTGCGCTTCTTATATTTGCAAGAAGGAAAACATAAAACACGAGTCAGATTTGGGATTTGGCAAGGGATACACGTTTATTCGTGATGAATTTCATTCTGCTATCAATCATATATCTCAAAATGG